GTGGCCGGCGGCGCCTTTGGCGGCGACCGACAGGCTATCCTCGAAGCCGAAACCAATCGCGCTGCGCTTGAGCAATCAGCGCGCACGGCAGCACAACTGAGGCAATCAGGCTTCGAGTCGGCCGCACGTCTTGCCGAGGCAGATCTCGCAAGGCAAACAGACGCCGCGCGCGCTAACCAGCAAGCAGCGTTACAGGCTGACCTCGCCAACCAAGCAACGGGGCTCGACGCCAGCAAGACTGGCGGAGCGCTCGGTCTGCAGGCTCAAACCAGTAGAGCGCAGCTTGGCTTGCAGGATCGACAGCAAGAACTGCAGCGCAGGACTACCAATGCTGCGCAGGCTAACGAAATGAACCGCGCTAACCTCAACGCCCGCATGCAGGAACAGCAACTGCGGCAGCGAGCCTTGACGGCTAACCAGGATGCAGGATTGCAGGCACAGCTTGCCAATCAGCAAACCGCGCTAGCAGAGGGACAGGCCGCGAACCAGGGCAGGCTACAAACGCAGGCGCTTGGCGCGCAGGCAAGCCGAGCGAACCAAGATGCCGGCTTACAGGCACAACAACTCGGCGCTCAACAAGCTCGCGCGAATCAGCAGGCGTTCTTGCAAGCGTCGCTCGCTAACCAGCAGAACCGGCGTCTGTACGGTTTTCAGAATCAAGACGCGGCGCTTCAAGCGCAGCTTGCGAACCAGCGCACGGCGCTCGACCAAGCCAGACTCGATCAAGCGCGACGCATCCAGAACCAAGACGCCAGCTTCCAGCGACAGCTCGCCCAGCAAAATCTAGGGCTTCAAGGAGCCGCGCAGCGGCTCGCTGGTGCTCAGCAGCTTGCTGGGCTTGGCCAAGACATGCGCGGCTTGCGGTTTGCAGACGCGGCAGCTCTGCAAGGGGTGGGCGATACTCAACGGCAGTTCGCGCAGCAACTGCTTGACGATCAATACCGTCGATTCCAAGAGGCTCAGAACTACCCATTCAGGATGTTCGATGTCTTGCGAAGCGGCGCAGGCATGCTGCCCAACCCGACCATGACGAGCTCGTCAGGAAGATCAACAAATCTCGGAATCTAAGTAATGTTTAGTTTAGCGAACATAATCAAGCGCCGACTGGCAACGAAGATCGGCGACAAGATGGAAGACATCACTGCCGGCAAAAACTTGCTTGATGATCCATCGCAAATCGGCGGCATGATCAAAGACAGCATCATGAATCGACCGACCATCGCTGCAGCCACTATGAGCGATGAAGAGTACGAAGAGTATCTGCGTCAACAGATGATGCAGCGTGGTGGCATGGCGGGTGGCAATCCCTACATGGCGCCGATGCCTGCGCTGGACATGCCGCCCGTTGGCTTAGCGCCGACCGGGGGCTTTGTTGGCCAGACGCCTAACTACCTCAACTTCGCGCAGCAAAGTTTGGGAGGGCCGTACTGATGGAAAACCAACTGCCTTTCGATATTAACTCGCTGACGCCAGAGCAAAAAGCAATCGTCATGGAGCAACTCATGCAAGCCGGCGGTCAGCCGCAGCAACAGCAGGGCAACTTTGCGACTAACCTTTTTCAGAGGAGAATTCTGCAGCCATTACAAGTAAGGCTGGGGATGCGTGACTCGCCTCAAGATGTGCTTAGAAAACAGCAATCGGTATTGAATCAGTTTCAAATGCAAGACCTTATTGCTGACCAAACACGCCGAAACCAAGCAGCCGATTATATTGCAGGGCTCGATGAAGAAAGCGCTAAAGCGCTCGGTTTGAATCCAGCGCAACTCGCGCTTGCTCAAGCAAATCCGATAGAGGCTTACGACGATATCGTCAACAGGGCGTTTTCTCGCGAAACTTACAGCACAACTCCGCAGTACGGATTTACTAAAGATGGGGTTCGCGTCGCTTATCAGCTTGGTGATCGAGGTGGCATGAACGTCATCGATGTTACGCCTCCACCAGACACTTACACAGTCGATACTGGCGCAAATATCCAGATCCTTAGCAGGCTGAATAACACAGTCATTGACACAATACCAAAAGAAGCAACGCCTGATCAGGCAGCGCGTTTGGTGATTGAGAAAGATAGGAAAACTAAAGAAGACGAGGAAAGGGTACGCACTCGCGCAAAAAACCTTCGCGGCGAATTTAACAATTTAACTAAAGAGAGCCGTGACGTTGGTTTGGCTTACGGGAAAATCCTGGCGTCTTCGACTGAGCCGAGCGCGGCAGGCGACATCGCGCTCCTAATTAATTACATGAAGATGCTCGATCCCGGCTCGGTCGTAAGAGAAGGAGAGTTCGCGACAGCACAAAACGCTGGCGGCGTAGAGGCAAGAGTGCGAGCGACTTACAACAATTTGTTGCGAGGAGAACGCTTAACAGAAGGCCAGCGCGCAGACTTCTTGGCTTCGGCCGGCAGGGTGCTCGTGCCCTATCGCGATCAGTTCGAGGCAACCAAATTGCGGTATTCGGCGTTAGCAGAAAAAGAAGGCGTCGCTCCTAGTGATGTCGTTTTTAATGATCCATTCAGCGGGTTCAGCGCTGTGGAAAGAGATAGGCAGTGGTACATCGATAGAGGCCTTACGCCACCAAAAGGTATGAAGTAATGGCAACGCAATTAGAGATACTTTTAGAAAACATCGCTATCCTCGAAGCGAACGGTGCAAGCCAGAGAGACATCGAGGGGATGGTCTCCGATTTTGGATATACGAAGTCTCGCTTTGAAAACGCTACGAAACGGCTGATTGAAAGTGGTGGAAAGGTAACGCCCTCTAATGCGTTATCGAACACCTTGCGCGGTTTTACGCTGGGCGCGTCTGACGCAATCGAAGCGGGCGCTCGATCGCTTGTAGGACCAGAAACCTACGCACAAGAAAGGGCTGCAATAAGACTCGGTGAAGAAGAGTATGCTGAGGACTATCCCGGCAGAAAGTTTGCCCAGGAGTTCGCCGGTGCAATACCAACAAGTATTGCTGCATCAATGGCGGTGCCAGGATCTGGCGCTGCGGTACAGACGAGCCGCTTAGCTAACTTTATGCGCGCAGCGCCTGTAGCAATGGGCGAGGGCGCGGTAGCAGGTTACTTTGGCGGAGACGCTGACCCGCTCAGCGTTGAGGCGCTAGGAGACGCTACTATCGGCGCAGGTGTGAGCGGCTTGTTTCCAGCGGCAGGTAGTGCAATCGGAGCAGGAAAGGATGCAATATCACCTGCATTCTTGAACAGCGCGCAAGAACGCATTGTGGGCGAAGTACTGCAGAACGCTGCAACGAATCCACAAGCTGCCGCTCGTAACCTCGCAGAAAACGCTGAGGTGTTAGTGCCAGGCAGCGTGCCTACGACCGCGCAAGTAGCGCGTGATCCTGGGCTTGCTGGTTTGGAAACAGGCGTGCGCGGTTTAGATCAAAGCAATCGTATCGGGCAAAGAATTGGCGAGCAGCAGACCGCACGCGCAGCAGAGATGCAGAGGCTTGCAGGTACGGAGGATGACCTAGATCGATTGCGAGATTATAGAGATATGCAAACGGCGCCGATGCGTGAGCAGGCGTTTAGTCAAGGCGGCATCATCGACAACCCCGCTGACATTATTGAATCTTTTACTGCGCTCGCTAATCGCCCTGGAATTAAAGGCAGGAGGTCGGTAAGAAAGATTATTGAGCGGTTCCGAGACGATGTAAAAATGCTCGCAAAAGACCCAGATGATCCTGACAACTTACTACCGATTGATCCACGCGATCTTTACGCCGTGAGGCAAGAAATCGGCGACTTGATGTCTGGTCGTTTGCAAACAGAAGAGGCTCCCGTTGCAAAGCTGTCAAAGGCGGAGCTTACCGAGTTAAAGCGACTTATAGACGATGAGATCGAGCTTGTTGCGCCGGGCTTCCAAGATTACTTGCAGACCTATTCGGCAAAAAGCAGGCCAATAGATCGAATGGAGACAGTGCAAGACCTACAGCGTCGCGCGCAGGTCGGTACTGATCTGCAGACCTTGGAACCTGTACTAAGCCCGTTCAAAATGCGCAACGCGATCAACGCAAGAAAGCGAGAGTTCGATCGATTACCGCAGTCAAATAAGAAGCGTGTTAACGCAATCATGCGTGACCTGAATCGATCAACGGCCGCAACAGCACCCGGCGTGAAAGTACCAGGCAGCGACACGTTTAAAAACTTATCGATGGCTGCGGCGATAGGGCGGATCTTCGGTGACAACGCATCAGGCTCGGCAATACCGTCTGGTTTGATGTCGCCATTCAGGACGCTTTACGGAATTACCAACTCTGATGAGAAAATGACAGAACTACTGGTGCAGGCTATGCTTGATCCAGAACTGTCAGCAAGATTGTTGAGCAGAGCTACAGAAGAAAACGCTAACAACTTCGTTAACGCTTTGCGCAGGAGGATGCCCGCATTTTTCTATGGTCAGGGCGCCGCGATGGTTGGATTAAACGTAGATTAACTACAGCAAAATTACGGCAAACAATCGATGAGCCCAGCAAAAATGGGCTCTTTCGATTCCGGCCCTGGGCACCACGACCCTCCCCGCATATTTCCCCTAAACTCCATAAAAGCCCATAAAACAAGGGTTTACGGGGCTTCTATTCTCCGCCGTTTTCGCTTATAACCACATTTCCCCATATTTTTACGGCGCCAATTACGGCAAATTACGGCAGAAATTACGGCAGGAGCGAGCGTGAAGGGAACATTTAGAAAGCGAGGGGATCGCTGGGAGGCCGGCGTTATGGTCGGCGGCCAAAGAAAATCAAAAACATTCGACACTAAGCGACTGGCACAAGCTTGGGTCGCGGAGATGGTGACAAAGGACACTGGCGTCGCGCTTTTGAACAGTACGCTTGCCGATCTTAGTGCACGCTATGAGCGGGAGGTGAGCGAAGCAAAGAAGGGCGCTAGGTGGGAGATGATTCGCTTAGAGATGTACGAGCGTGAATATCCAAAGCTATTCGCTCGCAAACTTTCCAGCATTCAGCGTGAGGACATTGAGCAACTAATCGATGACCGGCTAAAGCAGGTGAAACCGAGCACAGTGAATCGTGACCTTAACCTTATCGCTAACTTATTCACGCAGGCACGCCGCTGGCGCATGATGACGCACAACCCAATGGCAGACATCAAGCGACCGAAAGATCCGCCGCCGCGCGACAGACGCATCTCGCAGGAAGAGATCGATCGACTGCTTGTTGCGCTCGATCACGTTGACGGCGCGCAGCCCAGAACACAAAGGCAGAAAGTCGCGACAGCATTTTTGATTGCGCTTGAGACGGCGATGCGCCAGGGCGAGATTTGCAAGGTGACGTGGGATGACGTGCATCTTGATGAGCGATACGTGTTTCTGCCGCATACCATTACGAAGACTGGCGTACAGCGTAATGTGCCTTTATCGAAAGAGGCAGTGCGTTTGATCGGCACATTACCGAAAGAGAAAGAAGAGATGCTCGGCGTGTCAGCCGGCGTGGTCAGTACAATGTTTAGGAGGGCGGTCGCTGACTCAGCGATCGATAACTTGACGTTTCATGATAGCCGGCATGAAGCAACGACTCGGCTTGCTCAGAAACTGCCAGTGCTCGATCTTGCTCGCGTAACCGGGCATCGAGACATCAAGCAGCTCATGACGTACTACAACAAAGATGCGCGCGAGCTCGCAGACTTGCTTTAGCCTTTGGCCCAGCGCACCACCTCCGATTTGAGCCAAACGAACCCGGTGCCACGCGGCTTGGGAAAGCTATCTAGTTTGCTGACAGTATCTCGGAAGTAACGACGATTGAAATGTAAGTAGGCAGCACACTCGTCAGTGTCCCATAACACCTCGTCCTCTCGCGGCGCCTTCGCGATCACGTGCGCAATCTTTTCTGCGAGCAGGTCGTAATCGATCTCTAGCTCCACAGAATCACTCCCGTAGCGACCAGGCAGAACGCCAAGAACAGCAAATGCAGAGGGAATGGCTCCGGGTTATCGCCCCAGCGGCGGCGTCTCATAAATCGCATGTGCCGTCCTCGCAGGTTGCTTTGGCGAGATGCGCGCTTAGCTTTGGGTCTTCGACCTCTTCACTGAGTACAACGTCGCGTTCATCGCTAAATGGTTTGAACTGATGCTCTGTGCGGAACTGCTCTTCCTCGCACGCAGGCTCAGCTTCGAGCTCCATCTGAATCGCGATCTCGGCGTAGTGAATGATCTTGCGCAAGTCTTCGACATTCGGTTGAGCAACGCCATGTCGCCTAATCGTCTTGTATCGGCAGGCGTACTTGATGATATTGCTCGCGATCGGCGAAAGCCCATTGATCTCACAGAAAACTATCGGTTGCAGCTTTAGAGATTTGTAATGCGATCCCCCAATTTGTCTGTCTAACGCACTCATCTGCTTGCTCCTCTATGGTGTAATCGGTTCGCCAGGCTTTGCTCAACCACGCTTGCGCGCCACGCGCCTGGAACATTTCTACATCGGTGATCTTGTGCTTCACGCGACAAGACCGGCACACGCCGGTTGTGCGGCGAACGATCTGCCCGCACAAACAGCGTTGGTAATACAGCTTGTTAAATTCCTCAGTACTCACCGAGGCTGTCCTTAAAATGCTCACACTCATTTTTCTTCACCGTAAACTCGACCGGCGGCACGCTCTGATAAACGGCGCACCAGTCGATGATCATCTCGTCGCAGTAGTAGCAAGACGGGTAATCGTGCATGCGCTTAATGCGGATCTCGTTGCGTGTGCCTTCCTTCTTCTTGGTACGCTTTTGCAAGTAGCACCCCCAGCATGTCTTGGTTGAGTTTTAGTCGCTCACTAATCTCGCGCATCAGCTCGATGATCTCTTCGACGTCCTGCTCTTCTAACTCAATCACCATCTTTCTCATTTACCTGCTCACTCAAAACTATCCAGGCTTTCGCCGCCTGTTGTGGAACTACTCCGTTGCCCAAGAGCCTAAGTCGGTCCACCCTGTCGGCAATCCCATCAGCCACTCGACCCACGTCGGGTTCAACGTCCCAGATTTCTGATCCGAATTTTTTGCATACACCGCTCTGGGCAACTGATCCAGCCTGCTTCGGTTCCCCGCCTGAGTCGCCATTCCTGGCGTGTCCTTCCAGTCCCTTGCCGCTGGCGTGGGCCAACTTGATTGAGCTAGATCTTTCAATGCGCGACCTCGCTTGCCATCCATCTCCCTCGGGCCACCCTGACTGTCGCTCGCTGTCGGCGTCGGCCATTGCCGCACCGCTCCACCTAGCGTTGTCCCGCGCTTGTCCTTGCCGCTCATTTGGGGGTTGTCCTGCGTTGTTGGTGTTGGCCACAATCCCCGCTCGACGCCTTTCACCATCACTTGCAACGATGTCGGCTTGAATCGAGGTCCGCCCTTCATTCTCTGCTTCATTTGCATGTGGGCTTCTGGCGACTTGTTGTCGTCTTGCGCCACAGGCGTCGGCCATAATGAAGACTCGTTTCCTTCGGTGGGGTGCGCCGACTTCAGCCGCGCTGAATATTCCCCACGTCGCTTCATAACTATCTGCTTCCAAGTCTGCGATGACTTCTTGCAGGCCGAGGCTGATGTGTCCCTCGACGTTCTCGAAGAAGCATCGAAAAGGTCTGATTGTTTGAACGTGTCTTCTAATGTGCGGCCAAAGGTGCCTTGGATCGTCTGCGCCTTTTCGCTTTCCCGCAGCCGAAAAGGGCTGGCATGGGTATCCGCCAGTAATGAGATCCACTCGATCTCGAAACAAGTGTGCTGGGAAGGTTTTAAGATCCGACCAAATAGGTGCCGGATCCAAGACTCCCGCTTCCATCTTCGCAACCAGGTTTGCAATGGCGAAGGCTTCGATCTCCACATAAGCGACGACTCGATGGTTGACGCCAGCGAGTTCAAGTCCTCGCTCGATGCCACCGTATCCAGCGCAAAAGGCAATGACGCTTGCAGGGTTTTCGGCACTATCCACACTAACCAACGACCTCCGCACCGAATTCCTGCTTGAGCGTGTCCACGATCGGATCGCCAAGAACGCTCACGTCGATCACCTTGGCCATCTCTTTTGACGTGAAGCCGCCTTCGCCATTCACAAACTCGGCGCCGGTCGATTTGTTTCGATAGCGCACAGCGTCATCATCGCCATCGATGCAGTCAGCCCAGTTAGTGAGCAGGGCAGGAATGAACAGGTGCTGATCGCAGCCGAGTCGTTGGTCTTCTTGGTTGAGGTCTCTACCGTGCTTGCTGCATGACCAGCGTGCGTCTCCGTCCGTCTCTGGCGTGGAAAAGCAGCACGTTCGACAACTCGCCTGCGGTACTTGGTTGCCGTGGCACACGTTGCTCTGGTCGCACCACTTGCACTTATAGAACGCAGGATCGTGACTGATGCCCTCGGGCGGTAGATCGCTCGTAATGATTCGCTCTGCTTTTGCGAGTAAACCCTCGGCCGTCTGCTTGTCGTACTTCACGCGCTCGAAATAGAGCTCATCGTCATTCTTGTTCACAGCCTGGTAGAGCGCGCGGTCAATGTTCATCAGGTGCATGTACACCTGCATCTGCGCGTAGTGCTCGGGCTTAGATTCCTGCACACCCTTCGATCGCACGTTTTTAAATGACTTGTCGTTATGCGTCTTTTGCTCGCTAACATGCGGCGCCTTAGGCGCTTCGACCAATCCTTGAACCACGCCATCAAGCGAGCCACCAAAGTGACCGCCGACGGCCTCTACGCGCCATTGCTGATTAGTGTCGGGGTCAACGTCCCACACAATTAAGCCAGCCTGGCGCAGTAAAAAATTAAACACTTCCTCCTCACGGGCGCCGCGATTAAACAATCGAAGCAGGCGAGCAGAGTGTTTGGTTTGCGCGGCCCATCGAAAGATAAACCACAATTTTTTCGGACACTCATCACCGATCAGGCTTGCTCCAAGGTGCGCTCGGCCACCGCCATTGGTGGCCTGCGCATCCTCGGTCGCTCGCTCAACAAGCTTGAGGGTGGTGTGCTGCTCTTCCGGCAGGGCAACCATGACCTACTCCCAGGGCTTCTTACCGGGGGCTGGCGCAGCAGGAGCGGCGGCAGCGGGAGTCGCGACAGCAGCAGGGGCTGCGGGCGCTGCGGCGGGCGCGGAGCGGCCGGCCGGGGCGTAGGCTTTGATTTCGTTCGAGTCTTCGTAGCCGTTGTCGCCTTTGCGGATCGTCACGGTGACCATCACTTCCTTGTAGTGCAGCTCCTCCGTGTCGCTGATCTTGTCCACGCCAACTGCGCGACAGATCGACGCGAGGTCTTGCTGTGCGATCGACACGGCCGTCGGGTTAGGGTTGACCAAATTCAATCGATCCCAGATCTTTCGATCAGCATGCTGGCCATCGATGATCTCCCAAACCAACTGCAGATATTGGCCAGTGCCAGCGCGCGTTGGTTTCATCTCGCTTTCGGTGATCATCGCCTTGTAATCGCCCGCAGGAATGGGGGCGTACTTGTTCGTTGCG